GCCATGCAACCGGAGTACCTGGTTGGCTTCCTTCTGTGGCACATCATCAAAGAACCGCTTCTTAATCCAATGTGAGTCGGAGACCGGATTAAACGTGAGAAAGAAACGCTTTGGATGCTCTGACTTGCCCCTAAGTCGCAGAGTTATCTGAGTGAAGTCCTCCAGCGTTAGCTCAGTGGCTTCCTCAATCCAGATGTACTTAGCCTGGCTCAATGACTTTAGCTTCTCAGGATCATCACAGCCTAGGAACACAATCTTGTTTGTGCCTGATTGCAGCTCCATGTAGCCTGTCTTGGCCTTGATGAGCTTATCCAGCCCCCATTGGCTAATCTTATTTCTAAAGTCAGCAAAGACTGAGTTCCTAATGGTAGCAGCTACTTTGCGTATGACAAAAAAGGTCTGGAATTGATTGGCCTTATTGTCGCATATCTCAGCCAGGAATAGCTGAATCATAGTCTGGCTCTTTCCTGATCCAGCTCCGCCCCATAGGATGTTGTAGGTCTTTGGGTCTGTAACTGCATCAAGGTACTTATCCTGCCACAAGTCAGGACTTGAAAGATCAACCTGTGCCATCAGGCTTCTGGTTCAGCTGCCTTTCTAGTTACAGGCTGTGGCATTATGACTGTGTTGATTGAGCCTTCTAGCTCAATGTCCAACTTGGCTTTGCCGTAGGCTCTATCCAGTAGTAACTCTGCTGCTCTGACATCGCCTCTTATTGCCTTGGATCTCATTGCAGCTAAAATTGCCTCTGCTGCTGATTTTTCATCTTTTTCATCACCTAAAACCTTGGCAAGAATTTCTTGAAGGTTAGGCAACTTGGGTCTTCCAGAAGGATTGCCTGACTGACCTTTCTTCCATTTATGAGGAATAACATTTTCCGGCTTTGGCATCGCTGATTTTTCGCTGTTGTACCTGTGACATAATCACTATTTATTATCTCTGAAGAATCTTCGAGCAAATCTGCCTTGTGACTCTAATTTATTGGTCAAAATTCGTGATTGTTGCATATTCCAATTCATTGGCTGACCAGACTTGGTAAATACATTTACTTTACCTGTTTTAACATCAATGTAAGCAGTTTGTTGAACCTTTTTAGTGTTAAAAACTGGGCCTCCGTTAATGTATAATCTTTTATTACCATCTTTTTCCCAATATCTAACATCTGCACCAAGTTTTTTACCAACTACTTTGGCAAGTTCTTGGCCTTCGACTCTTCTAAATCCAGGGCCAGAAGCTGCGCCACCAGATGCTTTTTTGCGAACTCCTCCCGATGCTTTAGCCATTTTTCAAAGTCATTATATTATCGTGCCAAATTAAGTTTTTTTCTTGGCAAAATTTATGAACTTGTTTACCACCACCATACACAACCATAAATGGATTACTAAGTCCAGAAATAGTTTTAGCAACTTGATATTCAGCTACTAAGTCATCCATTCGATTTGCATAAGCTCTAGTTGCAAACGCATTATAGCCTTTTGGAATGCCTAATTGATTAAGGTCTCTAAACTTCTTACTTACATTAAGATCAACCAATACCTTTATTTCATTGGCTTGCAGGAATCTAGCAATCCATCGCTTTTTGTAAATCAAAAAAAGACCATAGCTTTTAGGTGTTTCATTGAACAGACTTAAGTTAGGCTCAACAATAGCCTTGCATCCTGACTTAATTAGCTTGTAAGGATCATCCCAAATAGCATCGAATCTATAATCATCTACATAAAAGTGATAAGTGCCTACATTGCTGTTATCTCTGCTTTGAAATCCATAAGGAGTAAAAGGAATATCAAGCATTGAAACAGGATGCAATGGCAATAAGGTTGGTATATCAAACTCATTATCACTTGGGAAAAGGCAGTCAGGAATCCATTGAGGTTTTTCTTTTTCTTCAAATCCATCAGGATCAGGCTCATCAAAGCCTGGAACATCTAAACCCCATTCAGAAAGCACCTCTGGCATGTATTCATTAGCTAAATTATCCCAATCCCATTCCCCAAAACCTACATTGTCCTTAATTATAAACTCTCTCTGCTTAGCCTCATCCCAATCAACAACCTCAACTGGTATCTCTTTCCACTTGGCTTCCTTCATCGCCTTGAAGCGCATGTTGCCTCCAAGTATAACCATGTCCTGGTTTACCACTATTGGCCTGACACTTGCCATCTCTGGGAAGTCCTTTAGGCTTTGCACGAGCTTATGAAACTTATCATCTTTGATAAGTCTAGGATTGCTCGGATTTGGTTTAATTGAACTTATTGCAACTACTTGCATGCAGTTTATTTCTTTTTCTTAGGCTTCATCATTGGCTTACCAGCAGCCTTCAGAGCCTTGTTAGCAGAACTAATAGACATAGCAATAGCTTGCTTCTGCGGGTGGCCTTTCTTCATCTCGGTTGAGATGTTTTTGGAAATAGTTTTTTTGGAATAACCTTTCTTGAGTGGCATGATTTCTTAAAGTTTAGGCAAAGATAAGTAATTCAAAATTGCCTCATAGACTTCAAGCTGATTTGCCCATCTACGCTTGTAACCTTTAGCGGCATCAGGCTGATTCAGCTTATTTTTTAGCTGTATAATTTTTCGGCCAAGGTAATCCTGGCAATCTTGTCTGTTCATGTCTGATTGTTTTAGTGAGTAAAGTAAATCATTGGAATAAGTGCTACGGCCCTCCCATTGGGCAGGAACTTGACTGATATGGATAGAATTATACATAGTCTCTAAGTCGCATTAATGGCGCATCAAATTTAAGAGGAATAATTCCGGTTGATCCTGAACGCATCTTAACTTGATCAATGATGCACAGGTTTTCATTGCTCAATTCAAGACTTCCGACCTTAGTAGTTGATGTTGGCTCAAAGTAATGCGCTGGTCTCATCATCATCCAGATAACATCAGCATCTTGCTCAATGCTTCCAGACTCACGAAGGTCAGACATCAGTGGCATTTTATCAGGCCTCTCATCGACTCTCCTGCTCAGCTGGCTCAAGGCCACCACCGGAATCTGAAGCTCCTTGGCTAATAGTTTTAGACCTCTACTGATTTCGCCTACAATGTTCACTCGATTAGTCTCTTTAGGATTGACTGAATCAATAAGACCTATGTAGTCAATGAAGATGACCTTGATGTCATACTTATTTTTCCACAAGGTTGCCTTGGTTCTGATTTTTCGGATATTCAGGTAGCCTTCATCAGTTATTTTGATAGGCCAGTTTTTCATCCTTTGGATTGACTCTCGCAGTGAGTCTTTATCAAGTGAGTTCATATCACCTTGCTTGATCTTGTAGGCGAAGATTTGAGACTCCTGACTAGCCAGCCTCTGGACTAGCTCGTGCTTGGTCATCTCAAGGCTGAACAGCCCACAGCCTATGCCTTGCTTGGCTAAATTACGCATAAGACTTACCACTAATGCTGTCTTGCCCTGTCCTGGTCTAGCACCTACAACAGTAAGTTCTCCATCAGTCAATCCTCCGCAAAGTCTGTCAAGGCTGGCAATACCTGTGGAGTAGCCTGCAATAGTACCGGATGCTTTATTGAACCATTGCTTTGCGCTTATGCTAAGCTGGCTTTGGAAGCTATCATCTGCATTTGTCAGGCTTGATGAGAGAAGGCTATCAGCCTTATTCTGGATGTCTGAAATGGTCTGAAATATATCTCCGGTTTCAGAGTTGGCTTTTTGAGCCATTTCATGAGCTAGGTAGTAGAATTTAGTTCTCAGAAATTGCTCAATCAAGATTCGACAATGGATTTCAACATGACCAGGGTTTTTAAGGCTGGCAAATACTGAGGCAACATTTTTAGCTCCTCCAGCTTCTTTTAGTAGTGATGACTTTTTAAGAGTCAATACAACTGTCTCCAGACTTACTTGCTCACCAGCATCATGCTGAGCTTGGATGGCTCTGGCTATGTTCTTGTTTTGCTCATTTTGAAATACATCAAGATTAGGCAGAATGGATAGAGCTGTTACTCGCTCATCATCTGAGATCATCATTGCGGAAAGGACTTGCCTCTCCATTTCTTCTTTGATAAAGTTCATGGTTTAAATTGGAATGATTCGTGCACATTTCTGGCCTTGGCCGCCGGCGGAACAAATGTGTTTTCGCTATTTTGGTTTTTAGCGAAAGTCGATTGATTTCGATTCCAAGTAACCAACCTTTTTGCAATATCAAAAAACTTTTGAGCCTCAAATCTCATCTTGCCTTTTTGGTCAGTTTCTGTCCAATAGGCTTGAAAGTCTGCAAGCATTTGCTTGTCATATTTTGATTCAAACTTTGATAGGTCTGATAAATCTACTTTAATATCTACATCCTCATTTTCATCCTTATCTATATCTACATCTTCATCTACATTAGCTTCTGCTTTGCTTCGTGTTTGCTTATGCTTTGCTTCGGTCTTGCTTCCACTTTGCTTCCGCTTTGCTTTACTTCCGCTTTCCCATTTAGTCCTATTTGCCTGAAGATTAGGCTTAATAAGTAGCCAGAATGGTAAGGCTGATTTTGAAAGTTCAGGCTCAATTCCATCAAGACCAAACTCAAAAATTGCCCGAAAAATCTCTAATTGTGTGTCATCTGGAAGCAATTTAATTGCATCATAAAA